GATTCAGTGTACTTTAACTCAGAGTAGTAGGGGTCATCACCCCCAGCTAGGTTCCTATAGAAAAGAAAGTCGAGGTCCCTACACAGTCGCCCTTTCCCCTCTGTACAACCAGTAAACAAGTACTCCTATCACCCTTAGACTCCCCCCTAGTCACCCCTAAGCCAGTCCCCTCCCGGGGACGGGCGCCCCCCGCTCTTTTCTTTTTCTATTGCACGACATTGCTTATCTGCTATCTCTCCCAGAGTTATGGAAACACTCATTAAGACTCGTAGGCCTCGTGCTAAAAAAGAAGTTAATCCTCAAATCACAGCCTTAAAGAAGTCAGTTTCAGTAGCTCTTAAAGCTGCTTGGAACGTGGAGGCTGTGAAGCTCAGGAAAGAGAAGGCTGTGCGTAGAGAGCGTGGGACGCTAGAGAAGAAGGTGCAAGAGCAGCGTGAGGCGCTCAAGGCGATTAAGGCTAGTGTAGATGCCTTCTTAGTGGCACTCACCCCAGCGGGCCAGACTCTGGTAGAGACCTTCGCTGGTCCTCTTTCAGACGAGACAACCTCTCTAGTCTTGGAGCCTAGTGCCGCTGCTTAGAGCTTTCTAGAGCCCGCCAAGGCTAGACGCGAAAGCGTTCCTCAAACCGGCGGGCCACTCACTTTCGGGACGCCGAATCGGGAACGCCGCCAAGAGTCAATGGGCGTGACAACTGGGAGAGACCGGCACAGATGCGACACCTGCCTCCGGGTTAGCCTGGCGAGCAAAGACCGGGTTTTCTTGGTCACGCAGTGGTGTGACAGTCGGGAGAGACCGGCAACTCTTTTATGGACCTAAACTCTATCCCAGAAGAAGCGCAAGGCGCCGCTGATCTTGCCTATGCGCTCTTGCTTAACTCGATGTCCAGAGACATGGACTACGAAGAGTTTACTTTCGACCTAGAAGGCGGGCCAGACGACGGAGTCGAGTACAAGATTATCGTAATGAAAGTATGAGTGTTCAAAACTCTCTTTTTGGCAAGCCTCCTGACATCGAGACAAGGTGGACTGTTTTGAATCTTGGGGCTGGAGTTCAATCCAGCACGCTCGCACTCATGGCTGCTGCTGGTGAGATTACGCCTATGCCTGACTTTGCGATCTTTGCGGACACTCAAGCAGAGCCAAAGTCTGTCTACACATGGCTCGACTGGCTTGAGAAACAGCTTCCGTTTCCAGTGCATCGAGTCACTCGTGGAAATATGACTGCTGATATGATGACGTTTCGCACTGCTCAAGATGGCAGGGTGTGGACTAAAAGCATGATTCCAGCATTCATGCAGGCGCCAGACGGCAACATTGGACTGCTAGGGCGATCCTGTACGGCTGACTACAAGATTGTTCCTATCCTTAAAAGCCTTCGGAAGTTGTGTGGCATCAAGCGTGGCGAAAAGAATGTGAAGATTACACAATGGATTGGCATCAGTTACGATGAGATCCAGAGAATGAAGCCAAGCAGGGATGCATGGACGCAGCACCGCTGGCCGCTGATTGAGTGTGAGATGCGTAGGCATGACTGTATCGCGTGGCTAAAAAAGCATGGCTATCCTGAGCCTCCTCGCAGTGCTTGTGTGTACTGCCCTTTTCATTCTAACGTAGAGTGGAGAAAACTTAAGGATAACGAACCAGAGGCTTTTGCAGAAGCTGTTCGCGTGGAGAAGGAGCTACAACGCACAAAAACTGAAGCTGCTGATAGAAGTATTCCGTGGCTTCACAGGTCTTGCGTCCCGCTTGAGGAAGTTGACCTGTCTACTGAGATGGACGCTGGACAACTTGACATGTTTGGAAACGAATGCGAAGGACTGTGTGGAGTATGAGTTATCTCTCTGAAGACACCTTTCTAAGCCTCAGTCTTGCCAATGATTTATGCAATGAAACAGAGAGAGCAGAGGCGTGGAAACAGATGGCTGTGCTTTTGGCTAGTGTCTTGAGGGACTGCTATGTTGGACCTTATTCTTACAAAAATGATGCCCTAGAAGCGTTTAAGGACTTGCTCAAAAATGAAAAGCCTTTTAACATTTAGGTTCACTAGTCATTCCGGGGGTTTGACTGAGCGAAACGGAAAATACCCGGCCCAGCGTGTGCTGGTGTCCGGGGATTCGCCTTCTTTATGAGCGACCTTCTCGACGGCCTCGACAAGAGCCTAGAGCTAACTCTCTTGCTAGAAGAGTCTCTGAGGCGCCGTAAGGAGCGTAAGATTGGCACCTACTTCCCTGACACTGGCGAGTTCCGCCGCGAACTGTATCCTAAGCACATCGCTTACTTTAAGGCCGGGGCACGGTATAGGGAGCGGCTGATGATGGCTGCCAATCGTATTGGCAAGACTGAGAGCATTGGCGGGTACGAGATGGTGCTGCATATGACTGGCCGTTATCCCGCTTGGTGGGAGGGGAGGAAGTTCGACCGCCCCGTCAGCACCTGGGCCGCCGGCGACACCGGCAAGACAACTCGCGACATTCTCCAGATGAAGCTGCTAGGACCGCCCGGGGAGTTTGGCACGGGTCTGATTCCTAAGTCAGATCTCCTCAAGACGACTGCTAAAGCCGGCGTAGCAGAGGCCATTGAAGTCATTACCGTTCGTCATGCTTCTGGTGGCGAGAGTAGGCTGACATTCAAGTCGTACGACCAGCGCCGGGAAGCGTTTCAAGGCTCTGAACAGGATGTGATCTGGTTGGACGAAGAGCCTCCGTTGGATGTCTACACAGAGTGTTTGCTTCGGACGATGACCAACAATGGCATGACAATGCTTACGTTCACGCCTCTAATGGGGATGAGTGAGACAGTGTTGTCTTTCATGCCGAATGGGGAGGTGCAAGAACAGGCTTCGGGGAGCAAGTACATTGGCATGGCGACTTGGGACGATGTCCCGCATCTGACTAAGATCCAAAAAGAAGAGCTTTGGGCGTCGATACCGCCGTTTCAAAGGGATGCCCGCTCTAAGGGTGTGCCACAGCTTGGAGCGGGAGCTATTTACCCGGTGCCAGAGAGTGAACTGATTTGTGAAGAGTTTGCTATCCCAGAGCACTGGAGGAGGTGCTATGGTATGGACGTAGGTTGGAACCGTACCGCGGTTATCTGGGGCGCCACTAACCCGGATACAGAGGTGACGTATCTCTACTCAGAGTATTATCGAGGCCAAGCAGAGCCGATCCTACATGCTGAAGCGATCAAGGCTCGGGGCGAGATGCCGGGGGTAATTGATCCAGCCAGTCGGGGTCGAGCGCAGACAGATGGGCAACAGCTTCTTGGCATGTACCGCAGACACGGCCTCGACATAACGCTGGCGAACAACGCCGTCGAGAGCGGGCTGTACAATGTTTGGCAGACGATGTCGGCTGGGAAGCTGCGTGTTTTCCAGAATCTTCGGAACTGGTTGTCAGAGTTTCGCCTTTATCGTAGAGACGAAAAGGGGCGTGTGGTAAAAGATAACGACCATTTGATGGACGCAACACGGTATTTAGTAGTAAGTGGCTTGAGTAGGGCTGCTATTCCGTCTAAGTATGGTATAAAGAAGAATAGTTCATTTGCGATGCCAGTGCTTAATTTTTTCAAGAGATGACTGAAGACAAACTTTCCCTAATTCACCAAGCTGCCCGCGCAGAGTTCGATCAAATTCAAGGCACGATGTACCAAGAGCGCATGAACTGCGTGGGGGATCGCAGGTTTTGCTCCTTGGCCGGCGCCCAATGGGAAGGCCCTCTTGGCGAGCAGTTCGAGAACAAGCCACGGTTTGAGGTCAATAAGATCCATATGGCGGTGCTGCGAATCATTAACGAGTATCGCAACAACAGGATCACAGTAAATTTCTCCTCCAAGGAAGGAGAAGAGTACGACAGGCTCGCTGACACTTGTGCCGGGTTATACCGAGCCGACGAACAGGACTCAGGAGCGGAGGAGGCCTACGATAACGCCTTTGAAGAGGCTGTGATGGGCGGGTTCGGGGCGTGGCGGCTTAGGACAGAGTATCAGAACGAAGAAGATCCCGAGGACGACAAACAGCGGGTGTGCATTGAGCCGATCTTTGATGCCGATTCGAGCGTCTACTTTGACTTAGGCGCCAAGCGACAGGATAAGGCAGATGCTAAGCGGTGTTTCGTGCTCACCAGCATGACAATGGACGCCTACAAGGCTGAGTACGACGATGACCCTTCGACTTGGCCTAAGACGATTACCCGCTCCCAGTTCGACTGGTACACTCCGAGTGTCGTCTACGTCGCTGAGTACTACAAGGTGGAGGAAGTCGCTGAACAGATCAGGATCTATCAGGACTTCAACGGCAAAGAAGAGTCGCTCAGGCCCGAGGAACTCGACAAAGAAGAAGAGATGCTCGCGACCGGTTGGAAGGAAGTCAGGCGCAAGAAGATCAAGACCCGTAAGGTCCGCAAGTACATCATGTCTGGGGCCAGGATCCTTGAGGACTGTGGACACATTGCCGGCAAAAACATCCCGATCATCCCCGTGTACGGGAAGCGTTGGTTTGTTGACAACGTAGAGCGTTGCATGGGGCACGTCAGGCTGGCGAAGGATGCGCAGCGCCTTAAGAACATGCAGCTAAGTAAGCTGGGCGAGATCAGTGCGCTCTCTGCCATGGAGAAGCCCATCATGGTCCCTGAACAGGTGGCCGGCCATCAGTTGATGTGGGCAGAGGATAACCTCAAGAACTACCCTTACCTCCTCATTAACACACTTACCGACGCCAACGGCAGCCCTATGGTGGCCGGTCCCGTGGCGTACACTAAGCCGCCTTCACTGCCCCCCTCGATGGCTGCTCTGCTTCAGCTAACTGAAGTGGACATGCAAGAGATTCTAGGCTCCCCAGGGCAAGGGGACAAGATGGTTAGTCACTTGAGTGGCAAGACTGTGGAGTTGATCCAACAGCGTCTTGACATGCAGACCTTCATTTACATGTCCAATATGGCAAAGGCCGTGAAACGTTGTGGCGAAGTTTGGTTGTCTATCGCCCGTGACATCTTCATCGAGGAAGGCCGCAAGATGAAGACCATCCACGAGTCCGGTAAGATGGAGCCCATTGAGCTGCTTAAACCTGTGGTGAATGAAGAAGGCGAGATTGAGTACGAAAATGACATGTCTAGTGCTGAGTATGACGTTGTCGTCTCTGTAGGCCCCAGTAGCGCCACTAAGCGGCAGGCAACTGTCCGGGCGCTCACTGACATGATGACGATGACTCAGGACCCGGAGATGACTCAAGTGCTCTCTGCTATGGCGATGCTCAACATGGAAGGAGAAGGGATTAGCGACGTGCGCGAGTACTTCCGTAAGAAGCTCCTTACAATGGGAGTGCTCAAGCCTACAGAGCTAGAAGCGCAGGAGATGGCGGCGGCCGCCCAGAACGCCCAGCCCGATCCGCAGGCGCAGTACTTGCAAGCAGCCAGTGAAGAGGCCATTGCACGGGCTTCTAAAGCGCAGGCAGACAGTATTCTTGCTGTGGCTAAGGCAGAAGAGGCGCGGGCCAAGACGACTGAGACGCTTTCTAAGGTTAGCACAACCGATCAAGAACGCATCTTTGCGCTTGCTGACCGCCTGACTCAGCCCTCCCAGCCGATGCAATAGTTAATTTCTATTGCGCTGAGACAGTTTTAGACATATGAATAGCACCACACCGGCAGATGATAAGGCAACAGCAGAAGCATTCGATAAGATTGAAGTCGTAACAGAGGCTGTAGAAAATACAGAGCCTGAGAAAACTGAAGATCCCGGAGACGAAACTGTAGTTATTATTGCAGGGGAATCGCCACCCCAGGAAGAGGAAGAGAAGCAGGCGCCCGAATGGGTGCGTAACCTGAGAAAGAACTACCGAGAGTTGCAGCGTGAGAAGCGCGAACTTGAGGAAAGACTCAAATCTGTTTCACCGGCTCCAGAGAATAATCCTGTTGTTGCTGGCAAGAAACCGACACTTGAGGACTGTGATTACGATTCAGATAAGTTCGAGAACGAACTTGCTGGCTGGTTTGAGCGAAAGCGACAGTCTGAAGAGACTGATGCCAAGCAAAGACTCAAGCAGCAGGCGGAACAGGAATCTTGGCAAAAGAAGTTGGAA